CTTTACTCTGAAAGGATTGTCCATATTTTGATAAAGTATCTACTTTTTGTTCTTGCATTGATTGGGTTTTTAAAACTTATACAAATATACGAAATTTATTTTTAATATCCAAATTAATCAGTTATTATTCCACCAAAAGTTCTTTTTAACCAATCGTTTAAATCACCAAAGTTGTTTACTACTTTATACTTTAATAAAATTTTCATAAAATTCATTTTGTTTAAAGTTTTAACATCTTCGTTAAATCTATCCAATATTTTCATTTTGATGTTACCACTAATATTAACATCTTTCAATTGCATTAGTTTCTCATTCATAATAATCTGATTTTTTGATTTTAAAACATCATTGTATATTTTAATTTTTCCTTTAGTTTCTTCAACCTTTTGTTCGGTTAGAGCAAAAAACTCATCAAGTGATATTTCTTTTTCAGATGTAACTTCAGGATACCTTTTTAAAATAGTTTTAATACCACACCCATATACACCAGGTATATTATCAGAAGTATCACCATCAAGAACTCTATATAATAATAAATTATTAGGGTCCATTCCAAATTCTTCCTTGATTCTATTTATATTGTAAATTTTCTTTTTGGTAGGTGACCAAACGATGGTTTTATCATTAACTAATTGAAGGAAATCTTTATCAGTTGACATAATCACCGCTTGTTCATCTTCCTTTAAAAGATGTGTAGTTATATAAGCCATAGTATCATCAGCTTCTACACCATCATATATCATGGTAGTTGTAGGTAAATAATCTAACAATTCCATTAACCAAACATACTGTCTTTTCATTGATTCACGCTCTTCTTCGTCGTTCATCATTTCATTGTAAGCTCGATTTATTCTTAGTTTACTTTTTGCTCTATTTGCTTTATATTCACTATAAATTTTCTTTCGCATTTTAGAACCACCTTGACCATCAAATGCTACAATAACACGAGTCGGTTGAGTTTGTCTGATTGCATAACCAATAGATTTTAAAGTACCAGTTACACCACCGACATGGTCTCCATCATCATTCAGAGTAGGAGTTGAAGTCCAACATCTGATAAATGTGTTTAACCCATCAATGATTAGTACACGAGAATTTTTTTGTTTTTCGATATTCTGGTCTCTATCTTTATCAACCGAATCTAAAATGTTTTTGTAGAGTTCTTTCATATAACTTCTTTTAAATCTTCTTCAAAGTAATCTTCTAAGGCATTCAATCTATCATCTGCATCTACTAACTTAATCAGAGCTTCCTCTGCGTTTTTGTAGAAATCTTCAGTAGAATGGTCGCCGATACCAACTGATTTGTTTCCAAGAAGGTCTAAAGAAAGTAGAGCTTTGGCTTTATCAGCCTCAGCACTACTTTTTAACATTGTATATAATTTTTTATTCATAATTATTTATTCTGGTATTAAATTAGGGTCGTGTACTAATGAATCAATATCTTTAGTATCTGTTTTATACTGTAATATAGATTCTTCACATATTTTCTTGTAAATTTGTTCTCTAACTGAATCTCTATCTTCCATAATATCTATGAAATCTTTAGATTGAAATTTAATTTCTTCACCAGTTTCGGTATCTACATATGTGTACCAAGCTCCTGCTTGTTTTACCAATTTATTTTCTTTCATTACCTTTAACCACGAACCGTAGTTATCGATACCTCTGTCAAAGTAAATCTCAAAATCAGTTGCTCTCAATGGAGGACCCATTCTGTTTTTTACTACTTGACATCTTACTTTCATTCCAACTGTCCTATCGTTGCCATTTACCTTTTGTTTGATTTGTCCCATACCTTTCAACCTCAATCTTACAGATGCATGGAAAGCAAGAGCTTTTCCACCACTTGTAGTCCATGGGTCACCGAATGGCATGGCATTCATCTTTTGTCTAAGTTGGTTTGTGAACACTAATGAGATTTTTTGTCTACCAATCATATTGGTAATCTTTCTCATTGCTTTGGAGATAATAATTGCTTTATCAGTAGCATATCCATCTTTACCATAATCAGCTGCTAGTTCTGTTTTGGTTGATGCTGCTGCAACTGAATCTACTACGATAGTTACAATTTTATCTTTAGATGTTTCACGAACTTTTTCAATAATAGTTTCAGTAAAGTCAAAAATCTGTTCAACTGAATCTGCTGTTACATAGAGAAGTTTAGAAACGTCAACACCGATTGCTTCTAAAAATTCTCTACTTACTGCGGTTTCTGTATCAATAAGAACAGCAACACCACCTAACTTTTGTGTTTCCGCTAGGAGGTGTGCTGATACTAATGATTTTCCACTTTGTTCTAAACCTGTTATTTCTGTAATTCTACCAACGGGTAAACCACCAAAAGGACGATTTGAAATAGCAACATCCAACATAGCACATCCAGTCGATACCCAGCCTTCTACATTAGTAGGTGCTTCATCGGAATCTAAGAAAAATGCTACTTTCTGTTCTTTGGATTGTTTGTTTAACTCACCTGCCAGAATATCTGCTAGGTCCAGTTCTTTTACTGCTTTCTTTTTCGCCATTAAATTGGTTTTTAGTTGTTAAATAAGTCATCAAATGCTGCTGCTACATCATCAGTTTTCTTTGAAGATTCTGTTGTTGTAGGTTGAGCAACTGGTGTAGATTGTACTGGTTTACTTTGAGATAAAGTAGACTGAGATACAGTTTCTTTTTCACCTTCTCCACTTGGATTTAACCAACCTTCTAATACTGATTTTAATTCATCGTAAGATAATTCAGAATATAAATCTGTAATTTCAGTTTGATTTTCAATAAAAGAAGTTGCTTTTGTAGCATCTTCACTTACTGGTGTTTCATTTGGTTTAACTCTAATAGTAGTAGTTGGATAAGTAGTTCCAGCTTCTTCTGCTGATTTGTACTCGATTGTTAAATCTCTACCACTTGTTGGGTCTGTGATATCACCATAATCTGGATCAGCAATATACCCAAGAATTTCTTGATATACTGTTTTACCAAATCCCCAAAAACGAACTCCTTCGCCTTCTTCACCTCTTACAACAACAGGTACGAAAGTTCTCAACTTAGGCTCCATAGCCTTTGCTGCTTTCCAATCTTCTTTATCTCCCATTCTTTTTAGTTTATCCGCAAACTCTACAATAGGGTCTGGTCTACCAAATGATTGTGGTGATAAATAAGTTTTGTTGTTAATGTTGTAGTGAAAATACAATTCGATAAATGGGTTATCTTTGTCGAATTTGTAAGGAACTACCCTTACTTGATGCTTACCTGGAGTTGGTTTCCATAGTGAATCTGATTTTCTTTGTGTGTTTTGCAGTTTGTTCAGCCTGCTTCTGATTGCGTTAATGTCTAATGCCATGATTTTTAAATTTAATTGTTAATTATTAATGTTTTAAGTTTAAGTTTTGAGTGCTAAACTACTAACACTCGGTGTACATATAAATATAAGATTTACCGATTTTCTTACACTTTTTTTGTTAAAGTTATTAACATATTAAAATGAGTTGTTTAAAAGATTATACTAAAATAGTTAAACTATTTTTGTAATCTTCAAGATTCATTGTTCCCATATCTCTATTGTAATGTTTTTTAACCATTACAAAGTTATCGTAGGTTCTTTTACCTCCGTATTTATCTGAATCAATGTGAGCCGCCTCACATTCTTCAAATGTTACTTTATCACCATCTATGTAACAAGTGTGATTTTGTTGGATAAGTTTTCTTACCTTTTGGTCGTATGACCAATCAGATTTAGTTTCTTGGATAATGATGAAGTTTTCAACATCAAACTCACCTAATAACCATTGTACAACTTGTTGTATTTTTAGTAGATGGTGAGGAGCTCCCAAGTAACCCTTGAAAGCCTCTGAGATTGTTCTTCCTTTTTTATCCCAAGATTGTTTGTTAAGAATTTTTCCATATTTACTCTCAGAATCAAGTACAGTTAACATCCCATCCTTAAAACCTTGAATAAATAAATCGTAATCTTCGATTCTGAATCTCTTGTAAGAATCTTTCATGAAGAAATAAACAAACACTAAAAGTTTGAAATCTCTTTGTGAAAGACCTCTTTTATAGATTCTTCTATGATTAACACTACACTTAAGTAAGTAATCTAAAACTTCTTTTAAAGTTTTTTTCACTTTATTAGTATCGATTGTATCGTTATTTTGATACATTTTCACTAATTGGTCTTGTGAAGATTCTCCTAAAAAGTTAACATCTTTAGTTTGAACAGAAATTCGGTGTACTATTCTAGCCACCATTTCTTCTATTTTCAATCTAAGATTATCAAACTCTAACCATCTGAATTTACCTACCTGAGTAAGTTCAAATAGTTCGTGATTTACATTATCAATACCAGGTACTAATCTTACACTTTCTCGTATAACATTAGCAACCTTAATATCACCAAAAGAATTTCTCATCTCTTGGTCATTTACATCAGTAGTTTCATTTAATGTTCTAAAGATAAAACCTTTAGTATAAACATCAAGTTCGTTATAAATTACTAATGTAATCTGATAGTTTCTAAGTTCTTCTCTTTCTTTATTCGAAAGTTCAGAATAAAACTTACCATTAACTTTAAATCTTTGGATAGTGTTAGTACCAGTGTAATCTCTTACACTTCGTTTTCTATGTCCACCATCAATTGATTCAAATTCGTATCCATTTGGATTGTTTGGTGTTTTACATACTGTCAACTCACCAAAGTTAATTCCCAAATTTACACTTTCCATAATACCTATTTTTTTATCACCAGAAGGGTCGGTATCGAGTCTTTGTCCCACTGGATTACAATCAATTCGTAATATCCATTTATCAACGAATTCACCAAGGGTCATGGGTATTTTTTCGAACCCACCTTGGATTTTTTTATTAATCAATTTGTTTTTCATTTTTATTTATTTTATAAGTACCGCCGCAGCGTGTACAAGTTAATTTTACGGCCACTTGGCCAATTATAAGAACAAATCTCTTAACAACTCATTTTCAATATGTCAAAGAACTTAATCTTACTCAGCTAATATACGAAAAATATATTAGACTACAAAATATTTTAATATTTTTCTTTTAATAATTGTGTTTTACGTTTTTTCTCCACTGGTTCAGAACAATTTATCAAGTGTTCAAAATTGTCTTTTTGTTCAAGAGTATGTTCACCTCTTAATATATTTTCTTTTTTGTGTTCTTCGGGAGTTACATACCATTTAATAAACATATAATATTTTTTAGGTAACCACTCATTGACCATATAATCAATATCAAAATTAGATTCTTCAAAGGCTTTTCTAACCTCTTCGGCTGATAAGGTTACTCCAAAAAAGTGGTCTTGTACCAGTTTAGAACCTTTACCATTTATAATATATTCATAACAATCTTTCGAACATAAACCAGAGTTAAGATTTCTTTGGTTGTTATATATATTATAACCCCATGTTAATCTTCTTGAAGAAAACCACTCTTCTTCTCTATAATCATCATCCAATTCATCAGATGTTAAAAGATATTTTAAATATATCAATTTGTTTTTGAAGGTTTTTTTCATCGAGTCATTTGGTAATAATTTTTTACCTTGGTTCGATGTTAAAAATATTTCACTAAATGTTTTTCTCATAAGGTTTGCATAGGGTTTTCCCCAATAGGGGTCTTTTTTTCTTTTCTTTTTTATTACTTCTATCATTTCTTTTATCTTTTAAGGTTTAAGTTTTGTGTGAACACTCACACATTTACTATGTAAATATACGAAAAAATATTGATATATCCTAATAAAAAGTGAATTATTTTGCCCACTTACCACTTGAAACGAGTTGGGCAATGATACCATATACTGATAAATCTTGAAATGTATCTTCACAAGATTCTCCTATATTATCTTGTTTACCTAATACAACTAATTGTTTTAATCTTTGAATCTTATCATTCATTCTAAACCAAAGACCTGTAAGAGATACTTTCTTTTCTTGTTCAGTTTCTAAATTACTACCAACAGAAATA